GAGCCATTGAACCCATGAAATTAGAATACGCCGCTTTCATGGCACCGAACGAGCCGGACAGCGTCGAACCAGCCTCTGCCGCCGCAACACCAGTCAAACCCAGTTCGCCCTGAATCGCGTGGATAGCGGAATATACGTCTCCGAGGTTGTTCATATCGTAGTGGACACCTGTCAGTTTCTCCGCATCTGCGAGAAGCCGCTCCATCTCAGACTTCGTTCCGCCGTATCCAAGCTTTAAGTTATCAAGCATGCCGTACTGACCACGAGCAAATCCTTGATATGCTCTTTGTATATCTTCGATTGGTGTGCCCATCTTGGCGGCATTATCTGTCATGTCCAAGATGGCAGTGTTCGCCGCCTTCACTGCTTTGGTTGTGTTTCCACCAAACGCCTGTTTAAGTGACGCACCAAAGGACACAGCCTGTTCGGCATAATCATTCGCAGATATTCCGGCCTTTACCGCTTCTGCGGCATACTTTTTCGCCGCACCGGAGGCTTTGCCGTATATTGTTTCAAGGCCACCATAGGACTGCTGGAGTTTGCCCCCCTCGTCCAGAGCCTTCTTCAGGATCATCCCAACTGTGGCACCGATGGCCGCTTTGGCCAACGCACCTTTGATTTTTCCAGCGATGTTCGTTCCCGCAGTATTTCCTGCGGCAGACGCTTCGCCTGACAATGCGGATGAGATGCTCCCTTTTATGCCCGTTGCTTTTGGCATAATCTGCACATAGGCAGTTCCGAGCGAAGTCCCAGCCATTTTATTCTCCTCTTATTCTGGCAAGTGCCGCCTCAAACTCTTCTGGAGTATTGAATCCTACTACACCCGCCTGTTTCTTCTTGCTTGGTTCTCCCAGCAATTCCGCCACTACACTGTTCGGCCTGTTCTGTTTCTTCTTCGCGTCTTCTGTAAAACCATAACGGAACAGTGCGACTTGGTCTGTGATGGATGCCAAGAGCAATGTGTCCTGACGCACCGGAATGCCGGACATCTTCATTCTGATTCTCGATTCAGCCCTCAAACCAGCGGCCAAGGTCGCCGCCAGACGAACTGGAAGCGACCTGTAGTCATAAATGTGATAGGTCTCGGCAAAGTCACAAATCAATGCGTCTTCGTCGAGATTTATCATGCTGGCGAGGGTTATCAGTTTTTTATTTCGGCAGTGTTCATTAACTCCTGAATCGCTTCGGCCATCGCTTCGACCGTAGCGGAGCCAGTAGTCTCTTTCAGATGGTCGGCCAGTCTGTCGACCTCTTCCTCGCTGCCCAGTAACATCTCGGCCACATCAACGATCAAAGGCAAATCGCCCTTGTCGACCTTACGAATCGCTTTGAGAAATTCCCAGCTCTCCATATTAGCCTCGTTCAGTTCGGCCTCGAATCCACTTTCTAATTTAACGATCATATAACCCTCCTAATGCGACTTCTTATGCCTTCTTGTAGTACTCGTAGTGAGTCTGCCCGTCGCTGTCCGGTGTGGCGGTGACAGTAACCTCGTACCCAACAACATCGTTGTCGACAAAGGTAATGTCTCCAACTTCGGAAACCTTGCCGTGAGGAATCACGAAACGGGTAGCAACATCGCCATTCATGACCATGTCGATGACCCAGACGCCTTCCTCTGGTTCGGATGCATTAGCCTTAACTGTCAGCCCGGTCGCCAGATCTCCAATAACGTTGTCGCTGCCGTAAACGGCCTTTTTCGTTTCGGGGTTCAGGAACTCGATCAGTGTGAACTGGAATGTATCTTCTTTCTCCTCCTGGACTACCAGCACGGTATCATTGCCCCATGCTTTGATGGTTTCCATAGACGGGGAATTGGCGTTGGTGACACCGTCCTCGCTACAGTATCCGAGATCCTTAAAGGTGTTTACCAGCGCAGTCACCGCATCGGTCGGCGCAGTAGTTCCAGAAGGTGCTCTGAAAACAGCACCGCCTACTTTAGGCTTTCCGGCGGTTACATTTGCAACATTTGTTGACATTTAAAAACCTCCTAAGTAATGCGTAATCTGGAACACGGCCTGATAGCGATATTGCTTCGTGGCCGTGTTCGTGTAGTTATAATCTGTTTCAAGTCTTATCCCGGAGACGGCAGGTAATTCGACCAAACCTTTCATTGCCTCTTTCACTCGCTCATTAAGAACAAGGGCTTCGTACATGCTGGATCCGTAGGACTGCACAGCGATGGTCGAAGTAGTAAGATGATTGACCGAAGGGCCAGCGGTCTTTTCGATAAGAACATATTCGCCGAGTTGCTCCGGAGCCTCCATACCGACAGAGATGCCGTCCAGATGCGCCGATAAGTAATCGACCAGAGTTTTTTCTATAGTCTCCATCAGCCACCCCCAAGAGCCTTTAGCAAAGTATTATTTTCGAGGCAGTCGCGAACGGCCTCACTGTTTTCTGCCCGAACTGTAGTCACGGCGATCCAGTTGATGGTCTTCGTATCCATGCCATAGCGGGCATTCTTCACCGTTGCAGATGCATTTGCAGATGCGGCGACCCTTTGACCCTTTTCGGTCAGGATCGACTGCATCGCTCCGCTCTTCATCAGTTCGTTAAGCCCGGGCAGGTTCAAGTCGAATTTAACCTTGCTCATACCGTTCTACCCTGACTTTCTTGTTCCAGCAGAGCGGGATCAGATCCTCGATGCCCTCCTGCGGGATACCAACGATTCGCCAATCCTCGCCGAAGAACGTAACCCGGCTGCCTGCCTTCCAGTCGTGGTCGTCCTTTTTCGGGATGCCCAACTGGTATACGGCTTCGCGTCCGGTCAGATTCAGCGTGTCAAGAATCTCTTGCGTGCTCATAGGAGCAACCAACACGTTCTCCACGACTTCGGGACGCTCCTCGTAAATCGGATGATTTAGCGGGTCTTTCCCGATTTCAGTTTTGACATGCAGAACAACCTCGATTCCTCTCATGCTAAATCACCGTCCTGTTTCGCCAGTTCCTCAACGGGACTATACGAACCGATAGAACCACCGCCGACACCGAGCATTTTCTTTTCCAGTTTGCCCAGATAGATCTCGCCAACAGTTCCGCCTCCGACTGTCCAGCTCTGGGAATAGCCAAGTGCGGCCATGCTCCCCTGCGTTGCACCAATGGGCACATCGCTTGCGCCGGATCCAGTGCCGATTGCTCGGATAACCATTCGGCAGGAAACTATCTTTTTCGCGTCAGCCTCTGCGTTTTTGTTGTATGAATCGATGATCACTGCGGCATCATCCAAGAGCGAAGCACAGACTTGCATCTCGGTATCAGTCAAAACTCTTGTGATTCTTTCCTGCACGTCTGAAACGGTTGCATATGCCATCAAGACCACCTCACTTTTTCTTTACGGTTTTCTTCGCCTTCTTCGGTTCCTCTGTGGGATTTGTTTTCAAAGACTTGGCGGCCAGTTTGTGACCGGCCGCCTTGTACTCTTCTACTCGATCTTCCGCGACCCACATTTCGTTGCCGAACTGAGCGTGGATCATTTTTACCATTATGCTGAGTACGGAGTTGTGAGCCTGTTGAAGCAGTTTGTGTCGGCGCGGAATCCGACTTCGATCTCCGCTCTTACAGCGAACATGTTCTGCTGCCACAGGTTGATTGTGCTTGCGCTTTCTCCGGATCCAACGGTCAGTGTAGCCTGATCGCTGACCGAGATGTCCATGTCCTGTACGATTCCGTACATTGCCTGTGTCCAGTCGCCTGCAAACCCGACTACGTTAGGAACGGAAACGCCTGTTCCTGCCTTGAATGCACCTTTGCTCTGATATGTGCGCGATCCGAGGATCATTGGGATAGCGCCTTCTGCTACAGAGTTGATGAACAGAGGTCTGTTGGTAGTGTCTGTGGCAGTGAGCAGAACGCCCTTAGCCTGTGGAGAGATTGCAAATCCATTCAGGATACCGCCGTGTTCAGCGATGTCTGCATCAGCTGCTACGAGTCCGAGATAAGTACCATTGTTTGCATTTGCAATGCTCTGAGCAGTTACGGATGCAAATGTGTCGAAGTTGCTTCCAGGAGCTGCGCCGTGGAATACTGTCTCGTCAAACTTCTTAGCGAGAGCGAGAGGCAGTCTTGCTACGAGCTGATCATAGAGAGCGGATGCATCTCTTTTGAACTCGTTGGAGAATGGGACGATAACTGCGAGCTTGTAAGCCTGCATTACCTTCTTCGCGAGTGATGGGTTCTTTACTGGCTTTACGCCTGTCTCTGTTACCCATTCTGCTTCAGGATCACCTGTGATGACCGGGATTGTAAGACCGTTACCAGGAAGAACGATCTGTCTTGCGAGCTGCATTACTGCGGACTGTTCCTGTGCCTTCTGAATGATCTCACCGGATACTTCGGTTGGCAGGTCGATGTGTGTTCTGTTTGTTGCTACGCCTGTTGCCATAGTTTTTATCCTTTCTTTATTCGTTCATATTGTTGAACCAGTCAGCGAACTGGTCACGTGTAGTTTGTTTTGGTGTTCCTGTCGGCTCACCGCCATCCTGCACTGACGGGTAATTGTCCGGCTGTGCAAAGGACAGGATCTTGTCCGCCTGCTCTGCGCATGCCTCTTCAGTGTCGAAGTTCAGCAGTTCGGCAGGAACACCTTTTTCTTTTGCGACTTTGTCTCTGATCGAACGGATCTCGTCTGCTTTTTTCATCGCATCCAGTTCATTCTGAAGCGCATTCGCCTTCTCTGTGGCCTTTTGCAGTTCAGACTTTGATTCCTCTTCGATCTGGTCAAACTTCAGAGCCTTTTCTTTCAGCTCCTCAAAATTTTCGTACTTCGCCCGCTCTCTCGCGATCCGATCCTGCACGATGGCGTTGAGTTCCGCCTGTGTAAAAGTCTTCTCTTCGGTCTGATTTTCCTGATTGTTGTTCAGTTCATTTGTAGCCATCTTTTTACCTCCTGATGTTTGAGCGTCCACGTTTATGGCACGTGTTGCCAATTAAAAAACAGACCCTTATTGGTCTGCTGTTTCAACCTCTTTTCGTCTTGCATAGGCAAGGCGTTTTTGGGCGTTTATTTCGTCCTTATTCTTTTTATAATCTTCTCGACGCATAGTGTTGACGATGACGCGTGTTTTTCCGCTGCCGGCCTCGTCCCTTGCTTGTCTGTATTCCTCGTACAATGCATCCGGGTCATACCCTTCAACAGTAGACGTCTCGTCGAACCGTATTGCATAGATGCAGTCGCAGTTCGAATGGATATGCTGAGCATGACCATTTTTCATTGCGCTTTTCGACGCATCCCTCCATC